GGCCTGAGGTCTGGTCCCTTGAGTTACTTGAGGCGCTGAAGGAAGAACTAGCTCCGGCCAAATGGAATGCGCAGTACCAGCAGCAGCCAACTGGCGAAGAGGGGGCTATTGTTAAGCGCGAGTGGTGGAAAATGTGGGAAAAAGATGAGCCGCCACGGTGTGAGTTCATCATTCAAGCATGGGACACGGCGTTTACAAAAAATGAGCGGTCTGACTTCTCGGCTTGTACGACTTGGGGGGTCTTTTTTATGAACGAGGACCCGAATAACCCGAACATCATCTTGCTGGATGCCTTCCAAAAACGGATGGAGTTCCCGGAGTTGAAGGAAAAAGCGCAGGCGCACTATCTTGAGTGGGAGCCTGATGACTGTATTGTGGAGGCCAAGGCCGCAGGTGCCTCGCTGATCCAAGAGTTGAACCAAATGGCCGGTATTTTTGTGATTGGCTACACCCCAAGCCGTGGTACGCGCCAGCAGTCCAACGATAAAATTGCCCGAATGAACACGGTTTCTGCAATTTTTCAAGCCGGTAAGGTGTGGGCACCGGATACTCGCTGGGCAAGAGAGCTAATTGATCAGATGGCCTCTTTTCCTAACGCGGCGCATGATGACTTGGCTGACACGGCTGTAATGGCCATCACAAGATTTCGACAAGGCGGGTTCTTGAGACTAGAATCCGATGAGCAGGACGAACCTTTGTCCTTCCGGCGTAGAGCCGCGTTTTATTAGGATCAAATATGGCAACGAGCAGCATGGTTTCGTCTATCGCCCAAGCCCCTATGGGCATTGATTTCTCGGACATCGTTCAAGACGACACCCCCGCAATTGAGATCATCATCGAAAACCCAGATGACGTGATGATTGGGATTGATGGCATGGCCATCGACCTGATGCCAGAAGAGGACGGACCTGCATTTGATGGGAACTTGGCCGAATACATGGATGAAGGCGAGCTTGAGAAGCTTGGCTCTGACTTGGTTGGCGAGGTTGAGTCTGATATTGCTTCAAGAAAAGACTGGGTGGATATGTATGTCAAGGGCCTTGAAGTTCTTGGCATGAAGTATGAAGAGCGCACCGAGCCTTGGACTGGTGCCTGCGGGGTCTTCTCCACCCTCCTGACTGAAGCCGCAGTTCGCTTTCAGTCCGAGACAATTATCGAAACCTTCCCCGCCCAAGGCCCCGTCAAAACGCAGATCATTGGCGCAATCGACAAATTGAAGGAAGAGGCTGCGGAGCGTGTTCGTACCGACATGAACTTCCAGTTGGTTGACGGAATGCCCGAGTACCGCCCAGAGCATGAGCGCATGCTTTTTAACTTGGGTCTGGCTGGCGCAGCCTTTAAGAAGGTGTACTTCGATCCCAGCCTTGGCCGTCAGACCTCAATCTTCTGCCCCGCAGAGGACGTGATCATCCCCTATGGCTCCTCTGGTGCCCGAACCGCAGAGCGTGTTACCCATGTGATGCGTAAGACCAAGAACGATGTGCGCAAGCTTCAAGTCGCAGGTTTTTACCGTGATGTTGAACTGGGTGAGCCTGTTATCTTGCACAACGATGTGGAGAAGAAAAAGGCCGAGGAGCAGGGTTACTCCGTCACCGATGATGACCGCTACCAGTTCCTTGAGATTCAAGTGGACTACGACATGCCCGGGTACGAGGATGATGATGGCATCGCCCTTCCGTATATCGTGACCATCGACAAGGGTACAAACAAAGTCCTGTCGGTGTACCGCAACTGGAAAGAAGACGACGAGAAAAAAATCAAGCGCCAGCACTTTGTTCAATATGACTACGTGCCCGGTTTCGGTGCTTATGGCTTTGGCTACATCCACTTGATTGGTGGATACGCCCGGGCCGGCACATCGTTGATTCGTCAGTTGGTTGACGCAGGAACTTTATCCAACCTACCCGGCGGCTTAAAGTCTCGCGGCCTTCGCATTAAAGGTGATGACACCCCAATCGCTCCGGGTGAGTTCCGTGATGTGGATGTGCCGTCCGGCACCGTGCGCGACAACATCATGCCTTTGCCATACAAAGAGCCAAGCCAAGTGCTGTCTGCTTTGTTAGACCGCATCACAGAAGAAGGTCGCCGTCTTGGCTCGATTGCTGATATGAAAATCAGCGATATGGGGGCCAATGCGCCTGTTGGCACGACTTTGGCCTTGCTTGAGCGCCAACTTAAAACTATGAGCGCGGTACAGGCCCGGGTCCATTTCTCTATGAAGCAAGAGTTCAAGCTTCTCAAAGAAATCATCCGCAACAACACCCCGGGCGACTACGAGTATGTGCCAAATGGCGCGAACCCAAGAGCCAAGAAGGGTGACTATGACATTGTGGAAGTCATTCCAGTGTCTGATCCTAACAGCTCGACCATGGCTCAGCGGATCATGCAGTACCAAGCTGTGATCCAGTTGTCCCAGAGTGCTCCGCAAATCTATGACTTGCCCCAGTTGCACCGTCAAATGATTGAAGTGCTGGGCATCCGCAACGCGGAAAAGTTGATCCCAATTGAAGACGACATGAAGCCACGCGACCCAGTGTCTGAAAATATGGCTTTCTTGACCGGCAAGCCCACCAAAGCCTTTATCTACCAAGACCATGACGCACACATTGCCGTCCACTCATCCATGATGCAGGACCCAATGATCATGGGCCAGATGGGTCAAAACCCCATGGCCCAGCAGATGCAGGCCGCCATCATGGCTCACATTGCGGAGCACGTTGCATTCCAGTATCGCAACCAAATCCAAGAGCGCCTTGGCGCAACCCTGCCAGCACCCAACGCAGAAATGCCGGAGCAGGTTGAGGTTCAGTTGGCCAAGCTGGTCGCCCAAGCAGCACAGCAGCTTACCCAAATTCACCAAGGTGAAGCCGCTCAGAAGCAGGCCCAGCAACAAGCTCAAGACCCCATCGTGCAGATGCAACAACAAGAGTTGCAGATCAAGATGCAGGACGCTCAGACCAAGGCACAGAAGGTGCAGGGTGACTTGGCCCTCAAGGGGCAGGAGCTGCAACTCAAAGCCCAAGAGATGGCAAGCCGCCAAGGCGAAAACCCAGAGATTGCCGCAGCCAAAGCGCAGCAAGAAATGGCCATGGAGCGCCAAGTTCACGAGCAGGAAATGGCTCAGCGTCAGCAAGAGTTCGAGCAAAAAATGGCCCAAAAACAACGTGAAGCATCCATGAAGATGCAAACCAAGTTGATGGAACTTGCAAACAAGCCGGCTGCTCAATCGCCGGAGAACTAAGAGGGTAAATGGACACCAAAATTTTCGAGCTCCTCAATAAACGGATTGAGGATCAAATCAAAAGTCATTCAGAAGCTTTGGCATCTGGGCAGTCGAAAGATTATGCCCAGTACCGAGAGTTGTGCGGGGTCATCCGAGGTCTCCAGACCGCACAGCGTGAAATTGGCGACCTCGTGCGTAACCTGAAAGATGACAATGACGACTAACTTTGATGTTCAGGCGGTTGATTTGTCTGGCGTCCTCAACAAACCTGTTGAAGATAAAGCCAAACAAATTCCAGACCCGCAAACCTACCACCTTCTGTGCATGCTCCCAGAAGCCAAAGAAGAATATGAGGGCGGCTTGCTCAAAGCCAGCCAGACAATGCAGTATGAAGAGCTGCTGTCGCCCGTATTGTTCGTGGCCAAAATGGGTCCGGATGCATTCAGAGATGAAAAACGCTTTCCAAGTGGCCCGAGCTGCAAGGTGGGTGATTTTGTAATCGTTCGGCCCAATACCGGCACGCGGATGAAAATCCACGGAACCGAGTGGCGGATTATTAACGACGATTCTGTCGAGGCGGTTATCGAAGACCCTCGCGGCGTGCAGCGCGTTTAAGGAGTCATCATGGCTGAACTTGATAAAACAGAATTTACCTTTCCTGACGAGGCGGAAGAAAAACAATCCCGGGCTGGCTCTAAAGTTGTAGAGGTTGAGCCGGAAGTTGAAATTGTCGATGACACCCCAGAGCAGGACCGTGGCCGAAAGCCCATGGAAGATGCCCCCAAGGACGTCACTGATGAAGAGCTTTCTAAGTACGACGAGAGCGTGCGTAAGCGCATTCAGCACTTCACCAAGGGTTACCACGAAGAGCGTCGAGCCAAAGAAACCGCCTTGCGGGAAAAGGACGAAGCTTTTAGGCTGGCCCAACAGATTGTTGAAGAGAACAGAAAGCTCAAGGGCTCTTTAAGCACCAATCAAAACGCGCTGCTGGAACAAGCCAAGCGCAATGTCGCCAATGACATGGAAGAGGCCCGTCGAAAATACAAGACGGCCTATGAGTCTGGCGATTCTGAGGCACTGGTTTTGGCCCAAGAGGAAATGACCTCTGCCAAACTTAAATCAGACAAGATCAACAGTTTCCGACCCCCTGCTTTACAGGAAGAAGAAAATGTTGTACAACCACGACAACAAGTTCCCCAAGAACAGCGTGTTGATCCAAAACTGGCATCGTGGAAAGACGAAAACCGGTGGTTTGGAGAAAACAAGCGAATGACGGCTTACGCTCTTGGCCTTCATGAAGACTTGGTGAACGAGGGTATCCCGGCTGGCACTGATGAATACTACAGACGTATCAACAGTGACATTAGGGGAAGGTTCCCAGATCAGTTTGAGTCTGGAAACCAGACGGATGCGCAAACTCCGTCGAGAACATCAAATAATGTTGCACCGGCAACTCGCAGCACAGCGCCTAAAAAGATCGTGCTGACGAAAACGCAGGTACAACTCGCTAAACGGTTGGGACTGACGAATGAGCAGTACGCCCGTGCAGTTGCGGCAGAAATGAGGAAATGAAAATGGCTAAAACAGAACTTGACAACCGAGAGCCTCGTGCTCTGCAAATGCGTGACACAGCCGAGCGTCCAAAAAAATGGATGCCACCCCAGCTTTTGCCTGATCCGTCACCGGAAGAAGGCTACGCTTATCGCTGGATTCGGATCGCCACGCTTGGCAAGGATGACGCCATGAACGTTTCCGGCAAATTACGAGAGGGCTGGGAGCCCGTTAAGGCATCGGATCACCCCGAAGTGCGTTTGTTTAGTACCGGTCAAAACCGTTACCCAGACAGCATTGAAGTTGGTGGCTTGTTGCTTTGCAAAACACCTGTGGAGTTTACTGAGCAGCGGAATGCGTATTACAGCCAACAAGCTGAGTCGCAGATGCAATCAGTGGACAACACGTACATGCGAGAGAACGACCCCCGTATGCCGCTTTTCAAAGAGCGCAGCACGAAGGTCACTTTCGGTAAAGGCGTTTAATTTTTTTGGAGTCCAAACATGGCTTACCCCACCGTTTCGGCACCCTACGGTCTGCA